GAGATCGTTGGCGAGCGGGACTCGTACAAGAAGGTCGTGAAGTGGTGCAAGCTCACCGCGATGGAAATCCTTGAGGAGCGGGATTGGCCAGGCAAGTACATTCCGGTGGTGCCGGTCTACGGTGGTCGGATCGTCATTGACAGCAAGTCAATCAAGTACGGTCTAGTGCGATATGCCAAAGATCCCCAGAAAATGTACAACTTCTGGCAGACAAGCATGACCGAGGCGATTGCCCTAGCGCCAAAAGCCAAATGGTTGCTGGCCGAAGGTCAGGACGAGGGTCACGAAAACGAGTGGGCCGCGGCTAACATCAAAGCCACGCCGGTCTTGCGATATAAGCAGACCGACATTGAAGGACGCACGGCGCCGGTTCCGACGCGCCTGCAACCAGAGCCACCACCGCTGGGCATCATGGGCGCTGCCGAGGCTGTCAGCAACGATCTACAGCAGGTCGTTGGCATCTTCGATCCTGCGCAATTGCCGACCGGCAACATCAGCGGCAAAGCGCTGAACGGTCAGCAGCAGCAGACGGATATGACGAATTATCATTACTACGATAATTTGACCAAATCAATTGCCCAAACTGGTCGCATCATCCTTGATCTAATTCCCAAGATCTATGACTCTGAGCGCGTTATGCGCATCATCGGCGTTGATGGCAAGCCAGATCTGATCACCATCAATGAAGCCTCCCAAGTTGGGAGAGTCTTAAACGACGTTACCGTTGGCGAATACGACGTCAGCATGGACACGGGGCCTGGCTACGCTTCACGGCGCATCCAAGCGGTTGAGGCGATGATGCCGCTCATTGGCGCAAGCCCAGAGCTGTTTCAGGCTGCTGGCGATCTGGTATTCCGGCAGATGGACTTCCCTGGCGCCGAGATCATTGCTGACCGGCTGGCCGCGGTGAACCCGCTGGCGCAGATTGACGAGAAGTCAGATATACCGCCACAGGTCCAAATGCAGCTCGCACAAGCCAAGCAGCAAATGCAGCAAATGCAGCAGCAAATGCAAGCAATGCAGCTTGAGATCAACAACCGCGGTCAAGTGGCGCAGATCAAAGAAGAAGGCGCTAATAAACGCAAGCTCATGGACGTCACCGCTCGAGCGCACAATACCGAGACAATGGCCGAGGTTAAGGTCAATGATCAAAACACTCGGTCGATTACGAGTCAGAACAAGACCGAGATTGATGCTTTGGTTAACCTGCTAATCCACAATATGCCGATTGACGCATTGGCTCGAGAGATTGAGCGGCGAAATTCTGAGCAAATGATGGCTGCGACCTATGCTGTGCAGGACGTTGACCAAGGGCAAAACCCGTTTATGCAATAGTCTTTGACACAGAGCTAAAAGCGGGTTATATAAGCGCAATCGTACCGGCGCGTTTCACCGGGCAAATCCGTGGGTAACCATGTCAGAACCAAGAGAAACGACTACGGTCGTGACGTCAGAGAATCAGGCCGAATTTTTTGCACAAAAACTGAACTTAGCTCCCGAAGGTGAGATTGAGGCTGCTGAAGAAGCAGAGCCAGTCGAATCAGAGGTTGAGAATGAGCCAGAAGCAGAAGATGAAGCACCAGCCATAGAGAACGAAGGTAAACCGAGCAAGCTGAAAGCGCGGTTTTCAGAGCTGACTAGGCAACGCGAACAGGCTCGAGCTGATGCTCAGCGTGAGCGTGATGCCAAAGAAGCGCTGGAAGCACGGCTGGCGGCTTTGGAGCAAGGACAGGCGCCGAGACAGGCTCCTGTTGCTGATGCCAAGCCTACGCCGGATCAATTCACGGATGCTTTTGAATACGCAGAAGCATTGGCTGAATTTAGCGCTGAAAGGGCACTCAAAGAGCGAGATCGGCAGGATCTAGAAAGGCGAGCGCAAGAGCAACAGGCGAAAGTCGTACAGACTTGGACCAAACGGCTCGAGGCGGCAAAGGCTGAGATTGATGATTTTGATGAGATGGTGGCGTCAAGCGATATTGTTGTGCCGAATCACATTCGGGACGCGATATTAGAGTCAGACGTAGGACCACAAATCCTGTATCACCTTGCATCAAATCAAGATCAGGCCAGAACCTTTAATGATATGTCGGCAGCGCAAGCTCTGAGGGCTATTGGCAAGTTAGAAGCAAAGTTTGAGAAATCTGAAACTAGCAAGCCTGAGAGATCTGTGGTAAAAAGCAAGGCACCAGCACCGATCAACCCTATCAAGTCAAGCAACGCAACCGCTGACAATCTCGTGAATTCCAAAGGTGAATTTCATGGGACTTACGCAGCATGGAAAGCGGCAAGACAAGCCGGCAAGATTAGGTAAACAGATTTATGCGTCATTGACGCAAAGGAAATGAAATGGCCAATACCCTCTTAACGATCAGCAAGATCACCAACGAAGCGTTGATGGTCTTGGAAAACGAACTTACCTTTACCAGCGAAGTCAATCGCGAATACGACGATCAATTCGCCGTTGCCGGTGCAAAGATTGGCGCAACTGTTAACGTCCGTAAGCCAGCACGGTTTATCGGAACCACCGGACCTAACCTGTCCGTTGAGGATTTCAACGAGACTTCAATTCCCGTCACGTTGAATACTCAATTCCACGTCGATACACAGTTTTCGACGGCAGATCTGGCTCTCTCGCTGGATATGTTCTCGGATCGCGTTATTAAGCCTGGCGTTGCTGCTATCGCAAACAAGATCGACCGTGATGGTCTGGTGCTTGCCAAGAACAACGTGGCCAATATTGTCGGGACGGCCGGCGTGCCACCGACGTCGCTGTTGACCTACCTGACCGGCCAGGCTTATCTGGACTCAGAAGGCGCACCACGCGACGGTCGTCGTGCTTGTATCGTTGAGCCATTCACCTCGGCCACCATTGTTGATTCGCTGAAAGGGCTGTTTATGCCTTCGGCTAAAATCAGCGAGCAGTACGAGAAGGGCATGATGGGCACCGACTCGGCTGGTATGCGCTGGAGGATGGATCAGAACGTGGTAAGCCAGACCTTTGGTTCCTACGCTACTGCAACGCTTGCAACCAACACGGCAACCTTCACCGGCTCGCTGACGTCTGGTTGGGCATCGTCATCGACGATCACCATCTCGGCAACAACAGCAGCAGCTCCGATTCAGCAAGGCGACGTGATCACCATCGCTAACGTCTACGCTGTTAACCCACAGAACCGTCAGCCTTACGGCACCAACCGTCTGCGCAACTTTGTTGTGACTTCGGCTGTGACGATTGCTTCGGGTGGCTCGGCATCGGTTACGGTCTCTCCTGCAATCATCACCGCTGGCCAATTCCAGAACGTGTTTGTTTCGGCTACCAGCAGTTCGGCTGTTGTGACTCCGTTCAACAACACTGGCACCGTTAGCCCACAAAACATCATTCTCCATCGCAATGCGGAAACATTGGCTTGCGCCGATTTAGAATTGCCAATGGGGGTTGTATTTGCTGGACGTGCATCGGACAAAGAACTCGGCTTGTCCATTCGTGTTTGTAGGCAGTATACAATCAATAACGACAGTATTCCTTGCCGTCTTGATGTGCTTTACGGTTGGGCAATGTTGTATCCCGAATTGGCTTGCCGCGTCGCAGCTTAATTAACAAAGATTTAAGGAATTAATCATGGCGAATCCGGGACCCGCAACTACCGTTGCCAATCATCCGCAGGTTCTTGGCTCAAACCAAGCTCTGCGTTTGTTGGCATCGGCTCAGTCAGTCAGCTTGGCAGTAACGGGTGACACCGTTCTGCCGATTCTCAACACGGGCAGCTACAGCGTTTCTAACGTCATTGTGACAAACGCTTCTACTAACCTGAGCACCGCAACCGTCCCTTTGGCCGGCGTGTTTCCAGCGCCTGGCGCAAGCGGCACCGCAATCGTGGCGAATGCCAGCCTGAGCGCATTGACCAGCTCCACGGTTGTGTCGCAGCGAACTGTGGCTTCTACAGCGGCTCAGACGGGTCAAGCCGTATACTTTAACGTCGGCACGGCAGCAACCTACCCTGCCACCGTTGACGTGTTTGTCTACGGTTACGACCTCACGTTCCTGCCATAAGTTGGGCAAATAAGGAGAAAGCCGATCTCACAAGGGTCGGCTTTTTTCTTTAATTTTGGAATAACAAATGTCACAGACCAATCAGGTAAACGTAGTTACGTCACAGAACGTGGTCCCAGTTGGCGCCACTTATGACGCTAACGGAAATTTTGTTACATTGGTTGGCGCAGGTGGCCAGCCAATTAGCTCCGGTGGATCGGCAACCGACAGCTATGTAACTCTAAGCGCGTCGTTGGATCTGCCAAACGAGCGGGTTCTGACAGCCGGCACAAATATCACGCTGACAGACACGGGTCCAGGCGGCACGGTCACCATTGCGTCAACCGCTGGTGGCGTTTCAAACGTCGCAACCGGGACTGGTCTGACGGGTGGTCCGATCACGTCAACCGGCACGATCTCTCTGGCCAACACAGCGGTCACCGCTGGCAGTTACGGCACTTCAATTGGCATTCCTCAGATCACCATTGACGCACAGGGCCGGATCACCGCTGCGAGCACAATTGCAACAACCAGCAATAGCTACCAGGGCACGTGGAATGCGTCGACTAATACTCCGACGTTGACCTCGAGCGTTGGGACGCTTGGGTTTTACTACGTTGTCTCGACGGCTGGCTCGACTAACCTAAACGGCATCAGCACTTGGGCAATCGGCGATTGGGCGGTCTACAACGGATCAGCCTGGCAAAAGGTCGGCGCATCGGGTTCTAGCGCGTTCAGCACGCTGACCGTGACTGGTTTGACTGGGTATATGTATGCCAACGGCGCAAGCGCTGTGACGGCATCCACGACGATTCCTAATGCTGGACTGACCAACTCATCGGTCACGATTGGATCGACCAATGTGGCGCTTGGCGCTACGGCAGCGACAATTACCGGACTGACGCTGACCAGCCCGACGCTAACCACGCCAGCGCTTGGCACTCCTTCCGGCGTTGTTTTGACCAATGCAACGCTCTTGCCGCTGACAACTGGCGTCACTGGCAATCTGCCGGTCACTAATCTCAATAGCGGCACAGGCGCATCTGCAACGACGTTCTGGCGCGGCGATGGGTCATGGGCAACGCCGGCTGGAGCGGGTACCGTTACATCGGTTGCCGGTACGGGAACCGTCAACGGCATTACGCTGACTGGCACGGTTACAAGTTCAGGCAATTTAACGCTTGGCGGCACGTTGGCTAACGTCAATCTGGCAAGTCAGGTTACCGGCAATTTGCCGACTTCAAACCTGAATAGCGGAACGGGTGCAACAAGCTCAACATTTTGGCGCGGCGACGGCACTTGGGCGACACCGGCTGGTGGTGGTGGCGGCGGTCCTGTTCTTGAGTCTTACCAAACAATCAGTTCAAATTACTCTGTAACGGCAGGATCTAACGCATTTAGCGTTGGTCCTGTCACCGTGGCAACGGGGGTTGCCGTAACCGTCCCTACGGGCCAAGTTTGGCTCATCGCTGCTTAAAGGATCAATCATGAGCGCAATCAAACTTCAAGGTAATGTTAGCGGGGCCGGTACTTCGGTTCTCCAGTCGGCCAATACCGCAAGCACACTTACCCAGACGCTGCCATCTACGGATGCGGTGACGCTTGGCTACCTCAACGCTCCACCGGTTGGGACCAAAACGGCCAGCTACACCTTGGCGGTTGGTGACGTTGGCAAGTACGTCCAACTTGGGACCTCTGGTGCAATTGTGATCCCCACGTCGACGTTCAGCGACGGCGATTTGATCTCAATCTACAACAACACATCGTCAACAGCGACGATTACTTGTTCTGCGCCAACGGCGTACATTGCCGGGTCGAACACAACCGTAACGTCGGTAACGCTTGCAATTCGCGGTGTTTGCACCGTCCTGTTTAGTTCTGCCACCACTTGCGTCCTGACGGGCAACGTGTCATGAGTGGGATTATGCTGGCGGTTTTGGGCGGCAAGCCTGTTGTTAATGCACCTTCAACCGTTGAATACCTTGTCGTTGCTGGCGGCGGTGGCGGTGCTGCAAACGGGGGGCAAGCCGCTGGTAAAGGTGGCGGGGGTGCTGGAGGCTACAGGACATCGGCAAGTTTTCCCGTTTCTGGTGGGGTCGGATACACCGTCACAGTAGGAGCGTTTGGCGCTGGAGGCGCGGCGGGAGTAAATAACGGATTACCAGGGAACCCTTCTGTTTTTGCATCAATCACTTCGGCGGCCGGAGGATACGGGGCAAGTGGTACTACTAACGGCGGATCTGGAGGTTCTGGAGGCGGCGGGGCCTACGCTGGGTCAGGTGGGCCTGGAGACACGCCATCAACATCCCCATCTCAAGGAAATACTGGAGGAGCTGGGGACGTGGCTTCAAACAGTGGCGCCGGTGGAGGTGGCGGCGCTGGAGGACCTGGCTCCGCTGGTGGAACAAATGGGGGTGCTGGAGGCCTTGGTACATCGTCTAGCATTACTGGAACCCCTGTAACTTATGCTGGTGGTGGTGGCGGTGGTGCGGGTGTTGCCGGGTCTGGCGGGGCTGGTGGTTCAAGCATTGGTGGAGCTGGAGGCGCAACTAGTGCGGCAGGGTCGAATGCTCCTACGGCAAATAATGGTAGCGGCGGCGGCGGAGCTGGTGGCCTTGGAACTGCCGCTGGCGGTAATGGATCTTCTGGTGTTGTGATTATTGCTTACCCCGATACGTTCCCGGTTCCGACTATTAGTGTCGGGTTGACATATAACGAGCCAACCCGTGCTGGTTATCGCGTGTATCGGTTTACTGCTGGTACTGGCACTATTACTTTCTAAATATTATGGACTACTACGCTTTTCTTGATGCAGACAAAGTTGTAACGGAAGTTATTCCCGGCAAAGACCAAGGGTCGGATAACACAGATTGGGAACAATGGTACAGTGAGTTTCGAGGTCAAGTCTGCAAGCGTTCACGCACAGACGGCTTTCGTAAAAACTACGCCGGAATCGGATATACATACGACGCAACCCGTGATGCTTTTATCCCGCCACAACCTTTCCCAAGCTGGACGCTAAACGAAGATACGTGCCGTTGGGATGCCCTATCGCCATATCCAACAGACGGTCAGCCATATCAATGGGACGAAGAAACAACTTCTTGGGTGTTGATCAATGTATAACTCACCATTCACGCCGTTTGGCCCGACCTACCTTGTTGGCACGTCTCCGGTGCAGGTCGCATCTACCAATAACGACAACCCAACGAGTTATCGAGTGCGCAACACCAGCGCATCAGCTCAGTATCTAAGTTGGGTTGCACCGTCTCCTGGAAATCCTACGCCGACGATTACGGTTGCCGCTCCAACAGCCGGAAGCCCCAAGTATGCGACGCTTGGATTCCTGCCAAGCTCGGTTGAGGTCTTTGGTGGCATTCCTGCAAACGCTTGGTTTCAAGCCAGCGCAGCAGGGGCATTTGAGGTTACGCCAGGCGAGGGACTCTAATGGCACTCAGGGCAACATCTGGGGCTGGTGGCGGTGGCGGCAGCGGCACGGTCACAACCGTCTCGGTTGCCACTGCCAATGGTCTTGCTGGCACGGTTGCAAACGCCACCACAACGCCAGCAATCACGCTCAGCACGACCGTCACAGGCGTTTTGAAGGGCGATGGCACGACCGTCAGCGCTGCCGTGGCGAATACGGACTACCTAACTCCACCAAGCGGCACAGCGCTTCAGAAAGCCAACTCTGGTGGCGCTTTGGCCAATGCCGTACTCAACACGGATTATCAGGGTCCGATTGCGCTGACGACTGTCGGCACAAGTGGCGCGTCGACGTTCAATGGAACAACGCTCAACATTCCAAACTACGCTGCTGGCGCCGGCACCGGCACGGTTACGACGGTTTCTGTGGTCGGTGCAAACGGGTTTGCCGGAACGGTGGCTAATCCCACTACCGCGCCGGCTATTACGCTGACCACCAGCATCACCGGAATGCTCAAGGGCAGCGGTGGAGCGCTTGCGGCAGCGGTTGCCAATACCGATTTTCAATCGCCAATTACGCTGAGCACAACTGGATCAACCGGCGCTGCAACGCTGGTTGCCAACGTGCTCAACATTCCCAATTACTCAGCGGCTGGCACGGTCACGAGCGTAGCAACGGGCACGGGATTGACGGGCGGCACGATCACGACCAGCGGCACGATTTCGATTGATTCAACGGTGGTCACGGTTGACGGCACGCAGACGCTGACAAACAAGACCATCTCAAATTTGTCAAGCGCATCAACGGTGCTTGATAGCAGCGGCAGCAATTTTCAGTTTGGCTTCCGCACTATGCCGAAGTCAACAAACTCGAGTGGCACGCTGGTTTTGTCTGATAGTGCCAAGCACTACTACATCACCAGCGGAATCATTGTGCCGCTCAACGCATCGGTGGCGTTCGACATTGGGACGGTGATCAGCATTGTCAGCAACAACACGGCTTTGACGATCACTCCTGAGTCTGGCGTTACGCTACAGCTCGCCAACAGTGCATCTGCTGGCACTCGGTCATTGGCCAGCAACGGCATTGCAACGCTGCTGAAGGTCGCTGTGAACACTTGGTACATTTCTGGGACTGGCGTGACATGAGTGGTTTCTTGGGAATGATGTTCCCCGGAAGCAGTGCAATCACGCCATCGGTTTTCATTGCTTACGGTGGCGCAACACCGCTCAAGAGAATCTCTGTTTATGGATGGGACTCCACCACCGGATTCGGGTCAATCTACACCGCTCCGGCCATTCCTAACGCAATCAGCCAGGTTTCTTTTGTTCGCAACAACTCAAATCTATCAGCGTCATTTACTTCGGCTCCTTATTTCAGCGTCTGGCAATGGTCTGGTGTTGGTTTTGGGACGCAATATTCCAATCCTGGCAGTGCTTTAAGCCCAGGCGGTGGCGGTCCAGCAGGGTTTACTTGGACAGACAGTGTTGACGCAATCCTGACGTCCAATGCCACTGCACAATCATTTCCACAGGCATGGGCGTGGAATCAAACGACTGGATTTGGATCTAAATATTCCAATGGTCCAGCGTTAAATTCTGTTGGCACAGCGACTGGCATCACGTTAAACGGCACCAACACTCAGGTGGCATTTAGCCAAGGGACATCGCCGGTTATTTCTTTGTTTCCGTGGTCTTCGGCTACTGGCTTCGGCACCAAATACGCAAACCCTGCGTCGCTGCCACCTTTCGGCAATAATGCCGGAAGCATATCCTTTAACCAAATAACTAATGATCTGGCGGTGGGAAGCACTTCAAGCCCGTTTGTAGCGTCTTATGCTGTATCGCCGTCTGGTTTCGGCGTAAAATATGCCAACCCATCTACCTTTATTGGTGGAACGGTTTATTCGGTTCGGTTTGCACCAAGTGGCGCAGCTATTTCTATTGGAACCAATAGCACGCCTGGGGTAAAGGTTTATGCTTGGGGTGCTGGTTTTGGTTCTCAGTATGCAAGCCCGTTGTTTAACGCAACTGGACAATCTATTGATTGGTCGAGCACTACATCGGCAATTGCTGGAGCGCAAACGGTTGCGTCTCCGTACACTACGGTTTGGCGTTGGACTCCAAGCGGTTTTGGCTCAGCATATTCTAGTCCGGCAACGGCACCAGGCGTTCCAAGCTGCGTATCATTTAGCAATCAAACAAGGTAAATCATGATCACCGACCAAGAGAAACAGGCTGGCTTAGTGATGAATGCTTTCCATCGAGAAATGGAAATCTACGGCTACCAGCTCAACATTGACAACTATGGTGCAATGCTTGAGGCGCTTCCGGCTGGCGATTGGCCGGCAGATCTTGAGGCATTCAAAACGGTCAAGACCGAGGATTTGCCGCATGAGCTGAGCGACGATCAGGTGGCAACGATTGGTGATTTTCAGTACCGCGACCGTTTGCGCGTTCTGGTTCGCACCGAGAAAGCCGAGCAGAACAAGTCAATCCGCATCCGTGACGTGCTGAAAGCTCAGGTCGGCAGCAATTACGATGCACTGGTCGCAGCTTACAAGATCAGCCAGGCGTAAATCATGGCCGTCAAACTATCCCCGTTAGCTGGTGCCGGTTGGCAGTTTTTCGACAATCTCGGAATTCCGCTGGCCGGTGGACTGCTGTACACGTACACCGCAGGAACAACGACGCCACAAGCGACGTATACCAGCAGCGCGGGAACCATTGCCAATGCCAACCCGATTGTGCTGGATGCCGCAGGGCGCACCGCCAATCAGACGTGGTTGACCGTTGGGGTTGCTTATAAGCTAGTGCTTCAGACTGCTGCGGCGGTCACGATTGGCACTTACGACAATATCTCCGGCATCAACGATCTGACGGGCATCACAAGCGGCACGTCAATTCTGCGTGGTGACGGGGCTGGCGGCATTGGTAACGTCACGGTCGGCTCGGGTTTGAGCTACGTTGGCAGCACATTGTCAACAACCGGACAATCATTGCCGGTGAGCGGCGGCGGTTACCTGTACCGCGATTCAATCTCGTCGGTGTTGAATTACGACGCTATTATCAAGCGTGCAGCGCTGCCGGTTGCCACGACTGCGCAGATTGGTGCATTGCGTCCTGACGGGACGACGATCACGATTGGCGGCTCTAACAACGAAGTGATCAGCGCTGTTTCGGTTACGCCAACGATCAGCACCGGCGTTCTGCAATTCAGCTTGTATTACAAGGTCACCAGCGGATCAGATACGTTTACCGTGCCTGCTGGCGTCACTCGGCTGCGAGCCACGATTGGCAGCGGCGTTTACTCAAACGGCACGACCGTAATTTATACGGTCGCGGCTGGATTTATCACGGTGACGCCGGCTCAAACAATTGCGGTTACCGTTGCATCTGGTGGCGGCAATACATCGCTCGGTGCTTTCCTGACAGCGCAGGGTCCGGGCACCAGCAGCACGCCAGGGCCGGCAGGCGGCACGGCTCTAAACTCAACATTCTCGATTGGCTCGGCGAATTACATCGACAAGACTTTTGACGGGACACTAGCCAATCAATGCCGAGGGACAACCAACATTGTTCCGGTGCAGGCATTGTTTAACGGGGCGTCTCCTCCGACGCTTAACGGTTTTGTGATCATTGAGTATTGATTATGACTGCGCCAATCGAAATCATTTCGCGGTCTCTCAAAGACATTGGGGCGCTTGAGGCCGGCGAAACGCCAACGAGCGATGCAGCGCAAGACGCATTCGATATGCTCAACGACATATTGGATCAGTGGTCCAACGAAAGGATGATGATCTCCTACCAGACTGAGATCATTTTCCCGACTGCTACTAATCAGGTGCAGTATACAATCGGACCAGGCGGTCAGGTTGGCGCGGTATTCGCTGGCAGCATCTCCGGCACAACGCTAACGGTCACGGCGTTGACCAGCGGATCGGTGCAGCTCGGGCAGACGCTGGTTGGCTCTGGGATTGCGTCTGGCACAACCATTGTGCAATTCAACACGGGCGCCGGTGGCAACGTCAACGAGCTTGGTACGTACACCGTCAGTACAAGCCAGACGGTAGCCAGCACGACGATTACTGCTAGCTATCAGCGACCCGTCAGTATTAACAGCGCATTTGTGCGGGTTATCAACCAGTCGGGCGGCGGCGGTCAATCGCAGAACTCTTTGGATTATCCTGTTTCAGTTATCGGATTGGATCAGTATGAGCTAATCGGTCTTAAGAGTCTTAACGGACCCTGGCCGAAGGCGCTCTATTATCAACCAGCGGAGCTTCTCGGAACCATCTATCTATGGCCGGCTCCGGCGCAGGGTGAGATGCACGTTTTTGCCGACACGATGTTCCGGCGGTACAACAACTTGTACGAGTCGATTGCGTTGCCACAGGGCTATCTGATGGCTCTGCGCTGGTGCCTGGCCGAGCGTCTGTGTCCAATGTACGGCAAAGGCTCCACGACTCAGTTGGCGATGATTAACGCTTACGCAGCCCAGGCCAAAGCCACGCTCAAACGCACCAACATGAGACCGAGCTTGGTTGCTCAATTCCCTGACGTGCTGTTTAGCGGAAAAGCCAAGGACGCAAGCTGGATCTTGACCGGCGGGTTTGTCTAATGGCCGATTTCGGCTTTGTGGGGGCGTCTTATGAGGCGCCAACTATTTACCAAGATGCGCAAGAGTGCATCAATTGGTATCCAGAGATCGACCCTGTAAAGCCCGAAGGCGCTCGAGGCGTTATTGCTCTGCTGCCGACGCCTGGCTATCGCACCATTGTCACGCTCCCAAATGGTCCGGTGCGCGGAATGCGAACCATGACACCGTTTGGCCAGATGATCGCGGTGGCAGCAAATAAAGTCTATCTGGTGCTGGCTGACTGGTCATATACAGAGGTAGGTACGCTTACAACGTCATCTGGACCCGTGAGCATCACCGAAACTCAAACGACCGATGACGGGGTTAACAACGGCACCGTGGCGTACATTTCTGATGGCGTTGCGCGGTATTTCTACAATTTAACAACCGCGACATTTGCCCAACTGACGAGCGATGGGTTATGGGCTGGTGCAACGGTTGTCGATTACGTCAACGGCTACGTGGTTTACAACAAGCCCGACAGCCAACTGTTTACGGCAACAGATGCAGGGTCTGTCTACAACACCGGCGGGTTGTTTGGACGCAAGGACGGTGGATCGGACAATCTGGTTTCGATCTTTGTTGATCACCAGCAGCTCTTTCTGTTTGGCGAGTTTACGACCGAGGTTTGGGTTGAGTCACCACCACCAGACCCGACCATTGCCACTTTCCCGTTTACGCCGATCAGCGGCACGTTCATCCAGCACGGCATCAACGCGCCATTCTCAGTCGCTCGATGGGCTGAGACATTCATGTTTGTCACGCGAGACTTGCTTGGTCACGCGACGATCGGCACAATCAACGGATACCAGTTTATCCGGCTGAGCACGCACGCTGTTGAGAACTCGCTGATTGGCTTTGACGTCTCAGACGCGATTGCTTACTCCATGCAGATCACGGGTCATGAGTGGTACATCGTCACTTTCCCGCAGGCCAATCTCACTTGGGTCTACGACTCCACGACAAAGCTGTGGTTTAAGTGGATGAGCCTGGACCCGTTGAATAACTTTCAACGCAACCGCGGCAATTGTGCGACGTTCTTTAACACGTATAACCTCGTTGGCGACTACCAAAACGGCAACATCTACATTGTAGACACGGAAACTTACACCGAAGCCGGCAACCCAATCCGACGATTACGTCGGACTCCGCACATTGTTTCCGACTTTCAGAGACAGTATTTTGAGGAATTACAGATCCAGTTTCAGCCTGGCGTTGGGCTAAGCACCGGCCAAGGGCAAGACCCACAGGCAATGTTGCGCTGGTCGAACGATGGCGGGTCCACTTGGTCCAACGAGCATTGGACGTCAATCGGCAGGATTGGCAAGTATCAGAATCGAGCAATCTGGCGTCGGCTTGGCATGGCCAGAGATCGTGTCTGGGAAGTGTCCACCAGCGATCCGGTGAAATCGGCAATCGTCTCTGCCAATCTCAAAGCCAGCGTTGGTGAGAACTGATGGCAACAAGTTATCTGCGCTACCCGCAATCGCCATTTTTAGATCCGATCACCAAACGACCGGCGCGGGAATGGTTGATCTGGTTGCAAAACCCTAACGTGTCAACGATCACGGTCGGCGTTGGGCT